TCCTCTCACTTCATGAACAAAAACTAGAATACCAAGAAAGAAAAGATCAAGAATTGGATAAGCTAATAGAACAAAGACGTACAGAACTACAATCAGACATAAAAGAACTACATTCTCGCATAACAACGGTAAATCGTGAATTGCTCGTAAAAATTGAACACACCGAACAAAAAATAACAAATGAAATCAAAAACCTAAAAGAACATATAACAAACGAACACAAGAAACAATCAAACGTAGTGGAACAAATACAACGCTGGAAGTGGATGATTCTTGGTGGGTCAGCTGCAGTAATGTGGCTGATCTCCAGCGTAAACTTTGCCACTCTTTCAAAATTCTTCAAATAATTTGACTTTACAGCCCTGGTCGTCTATAATGACGAAATGATGTGGCTAGATAAAAAATACCTAAACTTGATCTCGCACAAGCTGGAACGCTTTGCGTGGAAAGGCGATAGACTTGCAAACATGAGATGTCCACTATGTGGCGATTCTCATAAGAACAAGTTGAAGGCGCGTGGTTATGCATTTGAACTCAAGGGAAGCTTGATGTACAAGTGCCACAATTGCTCTGCGTCAATGTCCATTCCAGCATTTGTCAAGATCATAGACGAAACGCTATATCGCGAATACATGATGGAAAAGTTTGGTGCCGCCAATAACGCAACGACAAACACAGAACCAAAGCTTGTCATGAAGTCACCAATCTTTCGTGCAAAGATCAATCTATCAACGATTGAATCTCTACAAGAAGAACATTATGCTCGTCAATATATCGCGAATCGTAGGATTCCCAAGAAGTTCTATAATCAGCTTTACTATGCCGAAGACTTTCGTTCATTCATCGATGAATTGTCTCCCGATCATGGCAAAGAATTGAAAAGCGATTCTCGCATCGTGATTCCATTCTATGATGTCAAAAAGCGTCTAGTTGCTGTGCAAGGTCGTGCATTGACTGATAACAACAAGATTCGATATATAACCATCAAGGTAGATGAAACATCACCAAAGATCTATGGTCTTGATCGACTTGATGTTGGTAAGACAACATATGTTGTCGAAGGTCCAATTGATTCAATGTTTCTGCCAAATGCAATTGCAATTGCTGGTGCAAATCTGATTCAAGTTCGTGAATATATCAATGAAGAGACTGCGGTATTCATCTCGGACAATGAACCAAGAAACAAGGATATCGTTCGTCAGATTGCTCAAAACATAGACTCTGGCTTGAAAGTGTGCATCTGGCCATCGACTGTGCAATTGAAAGACATCAATGATTTGATACTTGCTGGTTATACGACGCAACAAATTGTAACATTGATCGACGCAAACACACATAGTGGCGTGAAAGCCAAGTTCATGCTCAATCAGTGGAAAAAAATATAAAAATATTTTTTGTTGATATTTTCTATTTTCATGATATAATCATAATAAATAACATTACTCTCTAAAGGAGACCAATGTTATGCATTATAGAAAAATATGGGAAAAATCAAATGGAAAATGTATTCCTGAAAATTACGAGATACATCATATAGACGGAAATAGAAAAAATAACAATCCGGAAAATTTGATCTGTGTTTCGATAGAAGAGCATTTAGAAATTCATAAAAAACAAGAAGATTGGGGAGCTGTTTTAGCAATTTTAGCTAGGATGAATTCTAGAAATGACGACGAAATACGAAATGCAGCAAGACATGATCAAAAGAAGAAATGGGAATTAGGAAATCATAATTTTCAAATCAATGCAGAAAAAAGAAAAATTAGTTGTCAAAAAAATATGCAAGAAAGAATTGAAAAATATGGTTTGTCTTTCTTAGGAATAAAAGATACTATTGAAAATAGTAGAAAAGCAGGAAAAGTTGCCGCTGCTAAAAAGGCTGGTTTTTTGAATACTAATTCAGATTTGCATGGTAGCAAATATGTGAAAAATACTTTCTGGTGGACTAATACGCAAACAGGAGAGAGAATTAGATCGTCAAAATCTCCTGGAGAAACATGGAAAAGAGGAATGAAAAAATGAACAATGTTAAAATTATTGGTATTACCAAACCTATTATCGACGGTATAACTACAGCAGAAGAATTTATTGCATATTGTGCGAGAGTCTCAAATCCGTCCAATCAAATGAATACACAAACAACACCAAAACTGCTAAATTATTGTGTAAAAAACAAACATTGGTCCATTTTTGAAACAGTAAACATTGTTATGAGTGTCGAAACCACACGCGATATCGCACGACAGATTCTACGCCATCGTTCGTTTTCCTTTCAAGAATATAGCCAAAGGTACGCCGATCCTACAAAAGATTTAGATTTTGTAGTTCGTGAAGCAAGATTGCAAGATACAAAGAATAGACAAAATAGTATCGATACGAATGATGACACTTTACAAGAAGAGTGGAAAAGTAGACAGAAGAATTTAATTATAGCTGCAAAAAGTGAGTATGAATGGGCAATTCGCAATGGTATTGCTAAGGAGCAAGCTAGAACAGTGTTACCTGAGGGGAATACACTATCTAAAATTTATATGAATGGCACACTTAGATCATGGATAACATATATTTCTCTTCGTGAAAAAAATGGAACGCAAAAAGAGCACCAAGAAATTGCTTTGCAATGTAAAAAGATTATAAAAGAATTGTTTCCTAGTGTTTCTGATGCTTTAAGTGGATCGAACGGCGAATGGAATTTATAAATACAATTCTTTGCGTTCAATATATAGATCTACGTTCAAGAAGATGTCAAATAATTACCGAGAGGGTTAAAAATGCAGAATACAACAAATAATTATGGTATGTCTACCTATAGTCAATTTATCCATCTTTCACGATATTCAAGATGGTTGCCAGACAAGAACAGAAGAGAAACTTGGTTTGAAACTGTCGGTCGTTACTTTGATTTCTTTGAAGAACACCTAAAGGAAGTTTGCAATTACAAGGTCAAGCCAGAAGAACGTCGTGAACTGGAAGACGCTGTTCTCAGCCTTGAGATCATGCCATCGATGCGTTGCTTGATGACTGCAGGCGAAGCATTGAAGCGTGAGAATGTTGCTGGATATAATTGCTCATACGTTGCTGTCGATTCTCCACGTTCGTTCGATGAAATCCTATACATTCTAATGAATGGCACTGGAGTTGGTTTCTCGGTCGAACAGAAATATACCGATCAACTTCCTATCATCGCTGAAGATTTCTTTGAGACAGACACTACTGTAGTAGTCGGCGATAGCAAGTTGGGATGGGCAAAGGCACTAAAGGAAATCATTCATCTTCTTTATGGCGGTCAGGTTCCACGTTGGGATGTGTCTAAAGTTAGACCTGCAGGAATGCCATTGAAGACATTTGGTGGTCGTGCATCTGGACCAGAGCCACTTGTTGCTCTCTTTGAATTCGTTTCTCGCATCTTCAAGAACGCAGCTGGTCGCAAGCTGACTTCACTTGAATGCCACGACATCGTATGCAAGATCGCAGAAATCGTTGTTGTTGGTGGTGTTCGTCGTTCAGCCCTTATTTCATTGTCGGATCTTTCTGACGATGGTATGCGTACTGCCAAGTCGGGTATGTGGTGGGAAAACAATCCACAGCGCGCACTAGCAAACAATTCATTCGTCGCAAAGCGCAAGCCAGACATGTCTGTATTCATGAAGGAATGGTTTGCACTTTATGAATCAAAGTCGGGCGAGCGCGGAATCTTCTCGCGCACAGCTTCGCAGAGCCAAGCAAAGAAGTATGGTCGCCGTAATCCAGATTTTGAATTTGGAACAAATCCTTGCTCAGAAATCATTCTTCGTAATCGTGAATTCTGCAATCTGACGGAAGTGGTTGTTCGCGCAAATGATAGCGCAGTCGATCTTCATCGCAAGATCAGACTTGCAACTATTCTTGGTACATGGCAATCAACATTGACGAACTTCAAGTATCTTCGCAATACATGGAAGAACAATTGCGATGAAGAAAGATTGCTTGGCGTATCATTGACTGGTATCATGGACAACGAGATCACGAACGGCAAGAAGGGTCGTGAAGAACTGCGTTCGACATTGAATGCTATTCGCACTCATGCAGTCACTACAAATACTGAATGGGCAAAGAAGCTAGGCATTCCTCGTTCAGCAGCCATCACTTGTGTAAAGCCATCTGGAACTGTATCACAGCTTGTTGACTCGGCATCGGGTATTCACGCTCGTCATGCACCATATTACATTCGCACGGTTCGTGCTGACAAGAAAGACCCATTGGCCAAGATGATGGTCGATGCAGGATTTCCTGTTGAAGACGATGTGATGAAGCCTGATCACACATATGTCTTTGCATTCCCAATGAGAACTCCAGAGAATGCAGTATTTCGTAAGGACATGACTGCGATTGAACAACTTGAATTGTGGCTTGAATACCAGCGTCATTTCTGCGAGCATAAGCCTTCTGTCACCATTTCCGTGAAGGAAGAAGAGTGGATGAAAGTCGGTGCATGGGTCTATGAGCATTTTGATGAAATGTCTGGCGTTTCATTCTTGCCGTTCTCTGATGCATCATACAAACAAATGCCATATCAAGATTGCACGAAAGAACAGTATGAAGCAATGCTTGAAAAAATGCCAAAGGATGTTGATTGGACTAAGCTATCAGAGTATGAAAAGCGTGATACGACAACTGGAACTCAGGAGCTTTCGTGTACTGCAGGATCATGTGAGGTGGTGTGATGGAGAGAACACTACAATGCGTATCATGCGACTCTGAATACACCATAGAGTATGATGAGGATGCAGTAACGGGCAAAGACTGCTATTGCCCGTTCTGCGGGCACATGCACGACTTTGATGATGCCGAAGAAGATGATTCCTGGAATGAGGAAGAAGAATAAATAGTCAATATACCTCAATTCTAGAGAGAGAGAGAATCATGGACGACACATCAATTCAATACAGAATTCGTATGGCGCAGATCAATGGCATCAAGCTAGATGAAGCGGCATCAAAACCAGAACACTTAACTCCAGAATACAATGTCGAAATGGAAAAGTTGCAATCCGCAGTTAAGAGCACAAGAAAGGCAAAAAATGCCGCGAAAATTGCAGCTGAAAAGGCTCATGAAGATCACCAAACAGCAATAGCGGCATTGCGTGCTCATCAGAATATAAATCCTAAGTATTATGATCAAGTTCGAAGAAGAAATGAAGCTGGTATAAAGAAAAGAGAAGCCGAGGCAGAGGCAGAACATCAACGCAGGATGAAGACTGATCCAAAGTATGCTAGACAAGAACGTAGTGCAGAACGTCAAATGGATAGTTTTGTTAAGGCTTGGATGAATAGATAAATTTTTTCAGAGAGAGAATCATGGACGACACATCAATTCAACATAGAATTCGTTTGGCACAGATCAATGGCATCAAGCTGGATGAAGCAAAAGAAAAAGATTGGGAACAACCTAAACAGGATGATTCTTATCATAACATGGAACGTGCAGCTGCTATACAGTTATACCATGATGAAATGAGAAACAACATCAGAAACGGGTTCTCAAGCAATATAGCACACAAAGAAGCCATGAAGGCTGTAGAGAAGGAGCATGGTAAATCGGGAATAGATCATCTGCACGGTCATTTTTCGGAGCTAGAATTGAACTAAACAACTGATATAAAATCTGTACTATATAATGGTATGGATTATGAAAACCCCTGGCTTCTAAACGAACAAATTTTTACATCAGAAATGATTGCAGTCCACGTGGGGTTTGTGTACAAGATCACAAATCTTCATGATGGGCGTTTTTATATTGGCAAAAAACTCTTTACCCGTGCTGGCAGAAAGCAAGTCAAGGGTAAAAAGAAGAAGATTCGTGTGGAATCTGATTGGAAGAAATACTATTCATCATCAGAAGAATTGAATGCGGATGTACAAAAGCTAGGCATTCACAAGTTTCGTAGAGAGATATTGAGATTGTGCAAATCAAAGAGTGAATGCACATACTATGAAGCAAAGTATCAATTTGACTTGAGTGTGTTGATGGAGAATACATACAACAAGTGGATACAATGCAAGATAAGAAGAAATACACAGTTACATTCAACTTCAACACTATAAATATATCGTTCCAATAGTGACTTGTCAAGGGAAAAGTTATGGAATATTTTTATTA